CTTGTGAACCAACAATAAATACAATAAGGCCCGAATCCTCACTCCAATTGAACTCTAAGAATTCAGTAACATGAACCCATTCAGACCGCAAGCCCGCGACATCCTTCTCTACGGCGCCAAGCCTTTCCATACACTCTCCTGTTAGTGGGATTGGTTCGCCAATATACTCGGTCTCAAACTCCATATCCCTGACCGCATTAAATGACCACTGATAGGGAACATCGTCAAATATAATCCAGTTTCCAAACCTTAAATCTTCTGCTTTCATCGTGTTGTGTTTTAAATGTTCGACGCCTGCAATATACGCCGTTGGTTACAAAGTTCCAAAACCTAACACTAATAAACATATGGGACGACTACCATTTTTTGAACTCACAATAGATGAGAACGACGACGAAACAAGGGTCCAGGCTAATGCGCTTGTAGATGTTCCGGCTCACATGAAAAACTTTGTAGCCTTCAGCGAAGATCAACTAGCGTACAAGTTTAGCGATGACGAAAAGCGTATGGTTACGGGGGTTATGATCTCCGCTAACACTCCAATCTATCGCAACGCAAACCAGCTTGTTGAAGAGCCGCACAACATTGTTTTCAAGGCGAACACAATTGAGGCTATCAGAAAGAAATTCATGCTTGAATCTCGCGGCGGTGAAGTCAACGAGATGCACGACGAGCACAGATTTGTTGAAGGCGTAAAGATTGTTGATAGCTACATCATCGGAGGCGACAAGAACCCGAAAGCGCCGGAGGTGTTCAAAGACCTGAACCTACAAGATGGCACTTGGATCGCATCATACCACATCGAGAACGATGAAGTGTGGAGCAAGGTAAAGAGCGGAGAGTTCAACGGCTTTAGCGTCGAAGGTATTTTCAATTACAGTATCGAACCGCTCGACATCAAGAAAGGCTTTAGAATGGCTAAAGGAAAGTTTGGAACTATCCAAGAGGTAACCAAATGGGACATGGATGTTGATCAAGACACCTTCGATGTTGGGACTGAAGTTACTACCACATGGGTAGATGAAGCTGGAGAGAGCCACGTGCAAAAGGTTCAGGATGGCGAATACATGCTAGAAGATGGCCGCCGCATTCTGGTGGATTCAGACGGCGTAATTAGAGACATATTCAAAGCAAACAAAAAACAAATGAGCAAGAAAAAAGAAGGCTTCAGCCTCTTTGGCTACAAGTTCGGAAAAGGAACAGAAGTCAAGATGGCAGAAGTAACAGCCGTAGACGGCACAGTATTGAAATACGAGGGCGACCTAGCGGTAGGCACTGCTGTATTCATCACAGACGAGGAAGGAACGGACATTCCCGCACCTGCCGAGGCGTACGCTGTTGAAGTGGGCGGCGTCAACTGGGTTATGACCGTAGACGAAAACGGCATTGTAGCAGAGCTTGAAGAAGTAGAAGAGATGGACGAGGAAGAGTTCACCGCTGATAACTTTACAAAGTTCATGAAGCACTACGACGCGCAACAAGCGGAAAAGTTCAAGGCACTTGAAGACAAGCTCGACGCGGCTGAATCCACGATCTCGGCACAAAAGACAACTATTGCTCACATGCAAAGAGCAATGAACAGTCAATTTAATTATACACCTAAGAAGGTAAGCGCCAATGGCAGCAAAACCTACAAAGACTTACTTAACAACAACTAGAAGCCATGGGCGCAACACTTAAAAAAACACTTGAACAAAAGTTCGACTACGACACGAGCGATGTCCCTGTATACACTGACGAGCAATCAGCGGAGTATATCACGGACCTAATTCAGTCGTCAGATTTCCTCAATCGATTGATGCTAGAGACTGACGTTAAAGGCAGCAAAACCATCAAGCTCCTTTCGGGAGATATGTCTCTACAGGCAAAGGTAGGATGTACACCTAATCCAGATGGCACGATCTCCTTTCCAAATCGAGACATCGCAAGTACATTGCTCTACATGGGTATTGAGTTGTGCAACGAAGACCTGAACGGGAAGTATACACAGCTCTTGAATAAAGCAGGCGTAGCAAATCAAAACGATGAGATCGTATTGTCTGAAATCTTGCTTGCATACCTTGGGCGAATCGTTCGCAAGAAAATTCAGAACATCACGTTTTTGGGTGACACAGGCTCGGTAAATCCAGACCTTGTACACTTTGACGGCTTTGTGAAGCTGATCGAAAACGACGGCGATGTAATTGTTGCTTATTCTGACGAAACAGAGTGGACAATTGATAACGGATACGCTATCGCGAAAACGGTATACGATGCAATTCCACAAGTTGTATTTGATGATGGCCTTGATTACGTTCTGTTAACTGGACGCCAAGAGGCGCGTGCCATCCTTGACAATGTTTGGAAAGATAAAGATTTCAGCGCTCGCGTTGAGTTCACAGAAACAGACGACGGCGGAATCATGTTCACCCTTCCAACTACCAACATCACGGTAATGACCGTGCCAGAGTTGAACGGGACTGGCAATATGTACGGCTGGCCATTCGATTACGCATTCGCAGCAACAGACCTCGAAAGCGATATTGACTTGGCGCAGAAATACCAAGAGTACACAGATCAGCTAAAGGTTGAGACTTCGTTCCGTTGGGGCGTTCAGTTTATCCAGCCTCAATACTGGGTGCGTCTTCGATTGACTCCAACATCATAAATTTAAAACTATGTGCGAACTAACAGCAGGAGAAAATTATACATGCGACGCCGCCGGAGGTGTAGATAGAGTCTACATCTTTCCGGTGCGAGATGACGATGGTGTAAGCACAATTGCAGACTACCAAACATCAGGGGGAAACGTTTCGATATTAACTCTCGTAGATGGTAAGAAAGCATTCACCTTCAACATTGAAGCGGAGACAGCTAGTTTTACTGATGACTCGGTAGGCGAAAAGGTGGCGGGGTCCAACGCGTACACACACACCTCTACGGTGGTGCTTCACGGCAATACAGCGGAGACAATAGTAAACGTTGAAAACCTCGACGCAGGACGCCACGCAGTAATTCACCAAATGGCGGATGGTAGCTACGAGCTGTTGCATATGACTAACGGTGGTAAGTCGCAAAGCTCACGCGCTTCTGGTACGGTGTACGAAGACATGAACGGCACGACGCTCACGATCACCAGTAAAGAGAAGAAGAAGGCGAGAAAGATCAGCGAGGCAATCGTACAATCTTTGCTCATCCCTAACTCTTAACATACTATTTTGATTAACTTAAGGGGGTGAGATTGCTTACCCCCTTTTTTTGGATTAAGACGATGAAGAGACTAAAAAAAGAACACATTGGCACTTTGGTTTATATCCCTATGCTGGGAAAGCAGATCGAAGTAACCGAGGCAAACGCTAAAGTAATTATGGGTTACGGCCTTCATAATTTATTTGAGGAGAACAAGCCCACGGCGCAACCAAAGAAAACAAAAGTCAGCCGCGTTAAGACTGTGAAAGATGACGATTCTAATAAATAAGGATCAGACAAATACAAGAGCCCTAACACTATCGGAGCTGGCCGACGAAAACACGCCGGAAAACTGGCTATTCAGGTTCAATAAGGATCAAGGCGACAGGGAGTATTTATTATACCTTGTGGACGTATCACCACACCCTGAACGATACAACGAATTCGATCTAATAGAAGGCAGTGAGACAGGCGCAGATGTTGAGTTTATCGACGTTGGCGACTATATGTATAGGGCGTATCAAATGCCTGACACTAACGATACGGATTACACACGCGGAAAACTAGTCGAGGTCGGAAAGGCTAAAGTGCTAGAGGCTACCGACGTAAACTCATCCTATCAAGCAACATTAAACGAGAATGTCTACAGACCAGAATAAGGTAATCCCAGCGGCCCACGTTGCTTTTAGAAAAGCCACCATCGAACAGCCTATCGAGACTGTTAAAGATGGTCTCGTAAGGTATGGGAAGGATAATCTTTATCCACAGACGCTTTGGGGCTATTACTACGACTCGCCAATCCATGGCGGTATTGTGAATCAAAAGCAGGTGTTTGTATTTGGTGACGGGGTAGAAGTTGCTGGCGCAATGGCTGGGCAAGACGAGCAGATACAGGCTAACGAGGGCAGTAAATTTACACTAGACGAAGTTGTTGATTCAGTTGCTTTAGACTACGAAGTTCAAGAGTACTTCTATTTACTATTCAAGAAGCAACCAACGGGATTGTGGGCGGTTAGTACGTTGGCCCCTGAGTTGATGCGGCCTGACGAGAATTTTATCACCTTTGAGTACTCAGAAAACTGGGCTCTTAGTTCTCAATCGCTAGAGAAAACAGGGCATAGAGTCTACCCGTCCATCTTTCACATCACAGACACTGACGAGCAGTGCGTAATGTACGTCAAAACCCCAGCCAAACAAGTAAAGGTAGGAAGCAAGGGAAAGAAGCTCACCACTTCGACTTTTCCGATTCCTAAATACAACGGTGCAATCAATTCAATCGTTGCAGATATTCAGATGAACAAGTTTCATTTGGCCGAAGTAGTGAACGGGTGGAAAAACAACACCATCATTAACCTCAATAACGGCATTCCAGACAGCGAAACAAAGAAGCAGCAAATAGTAGACGAACTTAGCGAGGAATTAACAGACGTTGAGAATAACGGAGGTGTAACTTTCATGTTCAACGACGGGCAAGAAAGAGCGGCCACGATTGAGAACCTAAACGGCAACAATAACGACGTTCGATACTTGCTAACACAGGAACACCTTAAAGAGCAAATTATGATTGCGCACAGCGTGCAATCTCCAGAGCTGTTTGCGGTGCTTGTTACTGGTAGATTGGGTGGCAATAGCAACTTAGATAGCGATTTCAAGCGGTTTATGCGCACTTATGTAAATAAGCGCCGCCGAACTATCGGGGACGCAATCGAGGAAGGGTATGCTCTTCTCAATGGATGGACAGATATTGAAATTAAGTGGAAAGAGTGGGTGCCTGAATGGATTGAAGGACCAGAGAAAGAGCCGGAGGTGGTAGAACCTACATCTGATCAGATGGTAGAGCATTTCTCAAAATTAGGTAAGGATGCGAGCAAATTTAATTTTATTCACTCTACAGGATTCAACGCTGAACCACAAGAGGACTCTAAATTTGTAGCGGACTATCTTAGTCATGAGTTTCAAGTCTCATTAAACGAGGACCAAAACAACATTCTTCAGTTGATTAACGAAGGCGAAAGTTTTGGTGCAATCGTTACGGCCATAGGTGCGGCCGCTACGTTCGTTCTGTCGAACATACTTGCGTTGAAGTCACAAGGTTTGGTGCAAACAACCGACGACGGATGGGAGGTCACACCAGAAGGGATGCAAAGCATTACGACTGAAGAGATGATAAGCGTTCTCTACACGTACGAGAAGCGCCCTGAGGTGAGCGGCCCTGACATTTTACCAGATGGCCGCACAAGATCATTCTGCGAGAATCTTATTGCCTTAAATCGCGCCTATACGCGTGACGAGATCGACCAGATTAGCGCGGCGGTAGGTCGAAACGTTTGGTTTTACAAAGGGGGATGGTACCACAACCCAGATACAGACAAGAACGAGCCTAGCTGTAGGCATTTTTGGAAGCAAAATATTGTAATTTCGTAGAGCATGGACGCAGCGTTTATAAATACATCACAACTAAAACAGCTTGGGCTAATCAACGGCAATGTTGAGGACTCCGATCTAAGGGTAATTATACAGCGTGCTCAAACTACAGAGATTCAACCGTTAATAGGTACGTCTTTGTACAGCAGGATTGTTGAAGGCATTGATAGTAACGACCTCAATTCGAACGAGCGCGTGCTTATGGATGATTACATAATCCCGTTGATGGTGCTATTGTGTGACCGTCGAGCAATCAACGTAACTACCTATCAGATACGCAACAAAACCACAGGTAAAGGCGTTGACGAGAACATCACGCCCGTAACCGAGTCGGAAAACTTGAGGCTCGACAATCAAATCAGACAGGACGCCAAAGTCCCCACATCTAAATTGGTTGGCTATCTTCTCGACAACTGCGACCTATACCCCGAATACGATAGCGAGGAATGTAACTATGAAAACATCCGGCCACAGAAGGTGAAAACGGCTGGCAGAAATATCTACTTTCGATGAAATCAACACTAGGAAAATCACAACGCAGAAAGATACGCAACGCACTCAGCAATGAAAACAAGTCTAGTACAACTAAAGGCGGAACTAAAACTAATCCAGGAAGATCACCTCTTTCTAAATAGCTTCTTTTGGGGTGACCTGCATAGGGCGTACGGTGAAGGCGGCGCGGCGAATGGCACAGACGAGGTTCAGTATCCTATTATGTGTTGTTATGAGGCTCCAAGTGGCGGCAATATGTCAAGGCTGCTCACTGGCTTATCCTTGATAATTGTTGTAGCAGACAAGACTTTCAAAGATTACTCCTCACTAGACGACACTACTAGCGACACATTGCAATGTTGTAGAGATATCCACAACACATTAAAGCGAT